TTTCACTTTAACCCACTCGTGGCCAATGGGTGCTAACCGCTCCCGCTTACTCGCCGTCATATATCGAGTCAAGACGCACCTCCGTAGGCACGTCACCCAACATACGACACATGCGAGAAATCCAGCGGGCCGCGGGGGCTCGGTGATAGAGCAACGCATAAGAACGCGCTACTCCGTCCTTCACCGCCGGGTCCACATGAAGCAACTGATAGGCGTGCTTGCCCAAATACAGTGGCTTCACATCTCGCCCGTGGAAGCTGAATCCAGCGAAATCAGGGGATCTGACAGCCTCCTTGACAATGCAGTACTGGGATAAATACCCCAAGTACTCATCGAGGTTGTCTGGTTCCTCTTGAATCGTGTCATCTCCCATAGAACCCCAAAGCGGGGGTATGTGGAGATCCGGATTCTTCCTCCACATGTCCAACGAAATGCGGCGGTGAAGAATGTCCTGTTCCAGGGAATTGTCTGACAGGGTGGTAACACAACCAGACTTCCTGACTCCCGGCTCCTTCTGCTTGAGCAGAATGCCTCCGGAGGTCACGAAAACGGCTTCGGCGTACAACATACGCCAACGCCACTCTGCGAGATCTTCCCAAAGGGGACACATGTTGCTACACTGCCTAATTCGATGTCTCAAACTAAGCGATAGCAACCACGGCCTCACAGTCCAATCCCAAGCCTTCTTGTCAACTGCCAGAGGTCTCAGAAAATTGGGAACTGTTTTCCAGCCCCCCAACAGGGGGGTCCAGCCCGCCTTCGGGGGAACTGTTGCCCAATTTTCTATCATGACCTGGTCATAATCGTCATGCAACATGTGATCAATAATCTGATCAACCACACTCACTGACGATATGAGCCTGAACCTACCCTCCTCAATCTTCTTGAGTTTGTGTGGCTCAGGCTTGACAAAAAGTCTGATCGGATCTGCGTCGCGCTCCACCAAGCGCTTCTGCACAATCTCCCAGATCGCCCTACTCGGTGCCTCTGCCGGCTCTCCATCAACCACTTGAAATAGCTGAGAGTTAGTCGGGGAGGTCAACAGGTAGGGGTATCCAGGCGAAGACGTCCAATCCAGGCCCCGCAGGACCCGCTGATAATGAGTATACTGCATGAAATCGGATGGAATCTCCCATCTTGGGTAGATTCGAGCCATCCATTCCAGTATTTCATCTTCTTGAACATCACTTGGTGGGTCTGTTCTCAGTCCTTTGTGCATTGCAGAGTGTATGGCCAGAGACTTCATTTCTGCTTCATTTCCGAAGCAAGGCCAATGATAGCCTGCAGAAACTTGTCGAAGCGATCGTCGCTCTGATTCTGGCCATTCGTACTCTTCCGGGTTTCCTGTGGTGACGGGGATCCGCTGGACGATCCCGACGTGGTCGAACTGCTCACGGAGGATGGTTTGCTCGTCTTCCGTGAGCCGCCCCGAAAAAATGCTGGCTTCGCCTGGGTCTTGACCCTCACCTTGAAGTCAGCACCATTCGCCGATTCCCCCTTGTACCCTGGGTTCTCTGTCGCATTCCGCGCAGCCCAGTAGGCCTCGGGGTGTTGCTCCCGCCTGTGCTTGGCGGCAGCAGCGATCGATTCCAGCATTTCCGAGCAGTGGACACACTTCTTGGGCTTCTTGACAGGGGGCGCTCCCTTTTTGGGGATCAACTTCCCTTTCAAGTTCGCCAACTCTGCCTCGAGGTGTTCAACCCTCTCGACAAGGTTGCCGACCACTTCATCAAGATCCAATTCCTCAGTTGGAGGGGGATGCTCAACATTGGGAGCTCCCGGCGCTTGCCCCTTGACGACCAGCGGCCTGTCCAGCAGACTCTTCAGTCGATTCTTCTGGGCCGGCGTCATGCGAGAGATGCCCAGTGCTTCACGCACATAGTCATCTCGATCGTCATTCAAGTAGTCCCAGCGTTCCTCTGCTCGGTCCCTCTTCTCCCGATTGCGCTCATACTTATCCTCATAAGCATCAAGCTCGTCATCGCTCCAGCGATCGTCGCGATCATCGTCGCGGTCATCAAAGCGATACTCCTCATCGGCAGAATCATCACCAAAGTCCAAGACACGATCATAATCCATCTCTTGATCCGCGTAGGCCCAGGAATCAACCCTGTCCTCGTCAAAATCTTCGACGGTCATTTTCGTCTCATACCAGCGGCGCCCAAACTTGGAGTAGTAGTCATCCGCATACTCCTCCGCCTGGCTACCAGATTGCGCTGCCTC